TCAAATACAGAGCTTGTGGAACTTTCGGCAGTAGTACCAGTCCATCCACCGCCTGTTGCCGCAAGTATATTGCCACCATCATCGATTTTCATCCGCTCTGAGCCATCAACAGCGAACTGTATATTTGAACTACCTGCTATATTTGTATCATCAGCAAAAATACGCAGATTGTCTGAACTTTCACATTGAATGCCGTTTTTTCTATAATTGGTAGAAGACAGGACTATCTGAGCATCACTACCACCCGCTGTTTCTATGTGTAATGGGGCTTCTGGACTACTCGTCCCAATCCCTACTCGATTATTTCCCGCATCAACAAACAATGTGCCGCTGTCAATGTTCATATCGCCAGAACCAGTGATAGTCGTAAACGACCCCGCCGCAGGTGTAGAGCCGCCGATGGTGGTGTCGTCGATAGTGCCCGAATCAATATCAACCTTACTAATGTCCACCTCGCCAGTGCCATCCGGTGTGAGGGCGATGTTACCGTTGGTGTCTGTAGATGTGATTGCGTTGCCATCAATGTTGATGTTGTCAATCTGCGCTTCAGTGATCGCTGAGTTGGTACCCAGTGTGGCACCGTCTACAGAACCGCCGTTGATGTCGGCAGAGGTAATGACAGCAGATGTGACAGCACTGTTTGTGCCGAGGGTGACCCCGTCAATGCTACCAGCGTTGATGTCCGCAGTGTCAGCAACGAGGGAGTCGATGTTGGCTGTGCCATCAATGTACAGATCCTGCCACTCAGAACCTGACGCACCCAAGTCATACGTACCATCTGCTGAGGGGATGAGATCTGAGGCCACATCCGCAGTGACTGTCACAGTGTCCGTAGCGGCATTACCGAGGGTGGTATTGCCGTTGACTGTGAGGTTGCCAGTGACTGTCGCATTCTCATCTACCGTGAGGGTGTCGGTCTTCACAGTGCCATCAAAGAAAGCATCCTTGAATTCAAGTGTCGTTGTGCCGAGATCCAGTGTGTTGTCTGTCTTCGGACGGACTTCAGTCGCCGTGATGACGAGATCCTGTGCAGGGCCAACCACCTCGATGGGGGCACCCTCAGCGGATGTGCCGTCGTGGGTGTGGCCCGTTGAGGCGTTAAAGGCGTCCTCAATTGCATTGTACTCCCCATCGAGATCCGAGGCGTTGATTACGTTCCCGTCTGCGATGTTGTTGCCTGTGTCGTTGCGGGTATAGCCAGTTCCCATTTTTTATTCTCCTAGGTAATTTCTAGCGGCGTCCGTAGGTTGCATACTGTAATACGAGCGAGTCCAGCGAAAACGGGGGGTCCTGCGACTCCGAGTTAAATTGGAACCCGACCACGAAGCCAGATCCCGTGAGGTTTGTGTCAAACTTAAACTTGAGGCGGCCACCATACTGCCCCGTCCCGTACTCCGACCTCCCATAGAAGGATACGGTCTGTGTCGTGTTGTTAAACTCTGTCGTTCCCGGTTGGATGATATCCGTTTCGTTGAAATCAAAAAGTGGTGTCATGTCCATATCAAAACTCCCATCGGGATCGATGTAGAGAGCCGCCTTGTAGAGTGTCTTGCGAACCTCGGGGTCATTGATGGGGTAGTAGGGGGTTGTGAAGGTGGCAATGATGTCCTCCCCATCAAACCCATTCGACTGTTCCATCCGATACACATATCCGTCGTCATTCGCGAAGAATACAAACTCCACACCACCATCGTAGGCACTGTGGGAGACAAAGGCGTTGATACCCCGTGTCTCAGACCACGCAATCTGACCTCCACCCTGTCCGGAAAACTGCGTCCCAATCACGCCCCGGGCCGCCTCATCAGAGTAGTCGGTGTTGTAGCCGAGGAGACGGTACTGGGACTTGGGGCGGATGAGAACGGCCGTGAAAGACGTACTCACCGTGATGAGTTCTGTGAGCTCCGACTGGATGGGTTTGGATACAACAGCGAGGCCAAAATCATTGATACGCTCTGTTGCACTGAGGAGGCGTAGGCCATCGGGACCGAGAAACATGACGTCACCGCCAATTTCCCGTACGGTATCCCGTGCGACGCACCCCACGTCTCGTGTGACGGGTTGGAGCTGGAAGTCTGCGACAGTCGAGCCGGCTACGAGAAATATGGAATTTTCCGTGAAGACAAAGAGTTGATCCCGGAATACTTCGAGACCTGTAATCTCCGCATCTAAGAGTATTGTACCACCCCCTGACGCGGCAGTAAAGTCCTCTTCATCAAAAGGTGCTGAAAAGACGAGTTTTTCGTCAACTGCGAGAAAGATGTGGTTTTTGAAAACGGTGGCGTGGTTCGCCCCAGCGGTGTCGGCGGGAAGACTCGAGAGTTGTTTGAAGGTTGTCCCATCGAAGGTGTAGGGTTTGCCTACGCCATCTACGAGCATGAGTTTGTCAGTCCCATCGAAATTGTAGAGTAGGCTACGGACCTTGCCGGAGCCCCCGACAGTCGGACTTTTTTCGGTAAACGTCAGGGTTACATTATCTGCAATCGTCTGGGCTGAAGACATCACAAGATTGTTCTGGTCTGTCAAACTCGCGACAGTGACGGTCCCTACAATGCCTGTTCCGGTAATCACCATACCGGCCTTAATTGTTCCACTGTTGTTGTCCACAACTAGGGTTGTAGAAGCACTTACGGCCCCATCTACGTCTGCTGTGGCTGTGGAAGCGGGAAAAGCAGTCGTGTCCGAAACCTGCGTCCACCCACTCCCCGAAGAACGGAAGAGATCATCCCCCCGGACTGCGTATACTTGGTTTGCGTAGTAGGTTAATCCCCGTACAAGCCCCGTGTTGGACATCGCATTGGAGTCGTACTTTTCATAGCCCTTAATACGACGGTAACCCCCCTCGATGGACGGCTCGAAGTTCCGGAGTATAGTTGCTGTACCCGTTGCGTTGAGACCCTGTTGGAGAGGACTCATGTTTGTCACCAAGCCCCCGCCGAATTCAACGGGGAATGTCTGCCAACGATCAGGCATATCTCTTAAAAACTCCGGAAGTAGACGTTTTCATTGACGAGAAGGGTACGCATCTGCTTGATACCATTCTCGAACTTACTCTGGGAGAGATTAGCCATCTCGATGTTGTCACGGAACATGTAGGCGTAGTACATAGCCCCATCTACAATCACGTGGCGAAACTGCTCCGGAATCGAGGGGACATCGTCAGATAGAACAAGATCGACGGGAACAATGTAGTACTCGTAGTCAATCTCATAGGCTTTATCCGGCATCGGCACAATGATGTACTCTTGGTCCGGTGTGCGGACAACACTACGGGGTACCGCCCCTTCATTAGTATCAGTCTCGTACTCCTGATCAATGTGGCGGTCGAGATACTCCGAGTAGGTCATCTGACGTAGCCGGCGACCCTCCCCGACGTTGAGGCTGTCATCCCGGCGAACACGGAAAGAGCCGAAGTCGATATACTTGGCATTGGCGGGAAGCGCGTACCGGGATATGCCGGGCGTTAGAACGTCCTCTACGGTGCTGTGGTTGTAGGGCCAAAAGAAGTGAGCTTGGTTGATGTGTCGCAAGGATGAATTAACCGCTTCCTTGATCGCAGAGTAAAAACCCGTGGCGTCCGCAAAATTACTCGAGGTAAGCTGGGTCTCGTTCAAACGGAGGGCGACATCATTCGTTAGTCCCAAGAAATCATAGGCCATCTTAACGGTTCCTCACTCGGAGTTTAATCGAGCGTTTGGCAGTGCTCGCAGTGCTGTCCGTAATTGTGCAGTAGAAGGTATACTCCCGGTTGGCAACACCCCCTGCAATGTTGATGGTGGCGACGGTGTTGGTATTTGTCTGGGACACATTTTGGATACTGTCTGTGACTGCACCCCCTGTTGCTGTCGTGAGGTCTTCCCCTGCCTCGAGAACCGTTTCAGTGTCGTAGCTCGTAGACTCAACAGACCAGACAACCCCGGTGATTGTGACTCCGTCGCCGAGGAACCGCGACCAATCCACACTGTAATCTAGGGTCTCGTCCGGGTCTTTAAACGGCCACTGGTATGACATCCTACTGTACCCTCACTGTACGTTGTGCCGAGCTCGGCTTTTTATCTATGTAAATTTTACGGAGTTGTGCTTCGATACGCACCGTCCGTTCTTTCGCAGTCGTTGGCATACTATGCGGCCCTGCCTATACGTATGGTTCTTCGACGGTCGTAGAGTTCCTTCACGGCCTCGAAATCAAACAATACACCCGTTTCGGTTGTCTGCCCTGCGGTACCTGTCATTCCTACGGATGTAACCACGTGGGTGTTACTGTGGGTGAAGGTCCCGTTGATTGCCCCCGTGGCAAGCACCCCGCTGACTATTTCGGTAACCTGAGGCTCTACAGAAGGCTCTGGGATGGTCCCTGCGACACCCGTAAGTTCTTTGGTATTGCTGTGTTCTAAAACACCGATAGAGCCTGTGGCTTCGACTCCTGTGGCACCTGCCCCCACCTTTATCTGGGTTGGGGAACCTACCTGCCCAGTTGCTTCGACACCGGTATCAATACGTTCCGTGATGTCAATTTCAAACCCACCGGCAACAACCGAAGCTACTGCGCCTGTTCCCGTAACTCCCGCTACTTGAACTACAGGCTCTACAATCCCGTACGATGCTTGTCCGTAGACACCAATGCCATAAATTGCATCGGATGAATCGTAGAAGGACACCGGCTACCCCCTATGCAATACGGATGATTGCGTTTGAAGCGTCAGCCGCAGGAAACTCAATTGTTAGGTCACCTGCAGAGGCAGATACGGTCCCGCCAAAGTCAATTACAGCAATTGCAGAGTTAGAGTTGTCAGCGTTGTAGATGATACATCCATCAGCGGAGAGAGTAACGTCTGAGAAGACTTCATCTGCAAAGTCTACGAAGGCAGTCGTACCCGATGTAGTAAT